ACCACCACCAACACCAGCACCAACACCAGCACCAACACCAACAGACGCTAACAAATCATATGAAAGTGATGAATATAAATTATTTGTACATATATTTAAATATAAACCAGAAATATTTAAAAAAATAACAACAGGATTAAGAGGATTTCACTTTTCTGAATTATGGAGAATTATTATAAAATTTCGTGGATTCAATTCAATTCATTTAATTACAAGTAAAGAAGGTGAACGAATTCTATATTTTTTTAATGAATTAAAGAATAAAATATTTAGAAACAAATTAGAGAAGTTAAAGGCACTTAATACAAGAGGATATAACAGTTTACAAAATATTATGGAAGGAGAAGTAGAAGGACTAGAAGAACTTACCCTAGAAGATCCAGATATAAAAAATACTGAATTCCATGAAAGGCTAAAAGGACTTATAGAAAAAACGAAAGAAAAGAAAAAACAAGAAGAAGAGAAAAAAGTAAAACTTGCGAAAGAAGAAGAAGAAAAAACTCTTCAACAAATTAAAGAGAATGGAAGAAAATTATTAGAAGAAAGAGAAATATTAAATAAATTAATGTTAGAAAAAAATAATTTACAACAAATAAAAAAGGCAAGAGAAAATGATGTTAAGAGAGCTGAAGCAAGATTTCAACTTTCGAATGAATCAGCATTGCAACCATCTACAGATGAAATTACAGCGGCCAGTCATGCACTTGCAAAGTCTAATGAAGAACTTGTAACTGCGAATAGAGATCTGAACAACAAAAAAACAGAAATAAAGGAAAAAGAAATATTTATTAAAACCTTACAAGAACAACAAAAATATTTAACTAAAAATTCTTCACCTGTTGTAACAGTTCCACGAGGACTTGCAAAGCCTGTTCCTACCATAGTAGAAGGAAGAAAAGCAGTACGAGCTCAAGCTCCAGCAGCACAAACAGTACCAGCACAAACAGCTCCAGCTCCAGCTCCAGTATCAGCACAAACAGCTCCAGCTCCAGCAGCAGCTCCAGCACAAACAGCTCCAGCACAAACAGCTCAAGCAGTACCAGCACAAACACAAACAGTGCCAGCAGCTCAAACAGTACCAGCACAAACAGCTCCAGCACAAACAGCAGCTCCAGCTCAAACAGCAGCTCCAGCAGCTCAACGACCCGTAACACGACAACAAACACAACAAACACAACAAACAGTAAAACCACAAGTACAAAAAAGCCCAGAAGGAAGTGAAGAAGGAAGCGATGAAGAATATGAAGAAAGCGAAGAGGAAGAAGAAAGCGAAGAAGAAAGCGAAGAGGAAGGAGAGCTAAGCCAAGAAAAAACAATACAAAATTTAAATAAGGCATTTCAAAATACGAAAGTTAAACAAACAACAATAGAAGATATATTAAGTAGAAATAAAGAAATATTCAGCCGATATGAAAAGATAACGGATGCATATGAAAATACAAAACTATCTGATGACGAATTTTTTAAAATAGGTAAAACTGTATTCGGAACAATAAAACTTTCTTGGAAGAGAATAGCACTCCTTGCAGCAGCGGGATATGATTTTAAAAAGGGAAAACTAGTACCTTCAACGTAATTTCCGCAAAGTTTCCAAACCAAATAACAAAAACAATCCACTTAAAATAAACAATGATACTTCCGTATGAGCGTATTCGTTGCGACGATTCTCCATATCATCAAGGCGTGCAAACAGAATATCCAATTTTTTCAAAATCGCTTGTTTTTCTTCTTTTGTAAGAGTTTCTGTAACTTTTGAAAAATCTTGATTATATGTGGCATCAAAGAAACTTGTTTGAGCACCACCGGGTGTTAATGGTTTCCATACAGAATTTAATGAAGGTATTGGCAAAAGTTGTTGTCCTGTTGCTTTTTCCAAGCCCTTTTTATCAAAAGAACCAAATCCAGCACCTTGGATTTGATATCCAGGATTATCAGTCAAAGTCGGATTAAAATCGGCATATCCATCCATATCAGATTTTCCAAAATAAGATGTATTTTCTGCTGGCCTTTGGTTTCCCCCTGAAGAGGCAGAGGCAGAAGAAGAGGACACAGAAGCCAAAGGACTCGCAAAATCTGTAGAAGATTTTCCAATAATGTCGTGAATCCTGTTTCCAACTAATTCTTTCCCTTCAGGCTCTGGCGGAGCATCAGGACGTTTCGCAATTCTATCTGGATCTGTATATCCTTCCATCCCAGGATCTGTCGCTTTTAAGAAACTTAAAGCAGGCCCACCACAACTCTTTGCCTTTTTTCGTTCTTCTTTTCTAGCAATTTTTCCAGATTTATCTGTTATATCCGGAAAAGCATCTGTGAGAGAACAACCTGACATCCTGCCCCACTTCTACCGTAATGTATCAATTAATATTCACAGAAATCTTTTAAACTTATAGAATGACGTCTTCAACACCTATTATGATAGGTGGTGCAAAACTTCAACAAACATTTCTTGACTGGACAAAACAATCATTTGATTTATTCTCAGTGATTCTAGGATTTATTCTAGTGATCTGGGCCCTCTTTGCCCATAAATTATCAATTGATTTACGTTGGCATCTTTCTACAACAGTTGGACGACTCCTACTCCTCCTTTTATTATATATCACCTACATGTTATCTAGTTGGCCCATCACGCTCTTATTCGCAATCGCCATTGCGTTCACATGGGCATCACGTCCTGTATTCGAACCAACCTCTTTTACACAAAGCATGGAAGATGTAACAAAAGAAGGGTTTCAAAATATAAAAAAAACACAAGCAAGCAAACATAAATGGTTTATAGAAAAAACATTACATGAAAATCCTCAAGCAATTGTGGAAGATAGAATTGATACTTCGGCAGTAGATGAAGATACAGTTGTAGGTACTGAAAGAACTTCTAAATAATGAGTAAAAGAGGATGTCATTTAAACCAATTGAACTTATCGTACTTATAAGTTTAGCACTCTGGAATATTGTAATAGCCACGCGCATGGAAACACCGTATCCAGAAATTTTAGTAGAATTATTCGCTCTTCCCATAACACGCCTAGTACTTTTATTATGCGTACTAGCTCTTATAGCATGGAAAAATGATATTGCCATATTGGCAGCATTGGCATTTATTTGTCTTGGGTCAGATGTTATATTTCTAACAAAATAACCAGATGAGCCTTCCGGCCGCACCAGCAATAGGAGCAATGACAGGAGCTCTTAGTCTTACAAATCCTCTTGATATTCTTTTAGCAAGTGTAAATTCAAATCCGTATTTCATTGGTTTAATGATGTTATTATTGAATTTAGGTGGAAGATTTCTTTCCTTAGAAGTATCAAAAGAACAAGAAAAATTCTTAAGTCATCCATTTATACGGCGTTTTTTCCTATTTGTTGTATTATTTGTAGCAACGCGTAATATTATTATCGCGACAGGATTAACAATTCTGGTTATTATATGTCTTGGATATTTATTTAATGAAAATTCCGAATTATGTCTATGGAAATCGTGTATACCAGATAAATCTGACAAACCAGCCCAAGTTCAAGAAAATTTTGTTGGTTTAACACCTGAAGAAGCAATGATATATAAACGCTTACAAGATAAAAAGAATTCTGCAGCAAAATCACCCTCTGACACACAAACGCAAGAAGCTCCTAAAGAATCACTGGCATCTATGTTATATAATTCAGCTTTAACACAGATTAATACAAGTCATTGAAGGCAGCCCTGCACGCAAACCTGCACACAAACTATAAAAATCCATGGTATGAATTCTTATAGTTTTTATAGTTTTTTCTAAGAATCATTCTTATACATCCAACGACACTGTATTTCCAACAGGTGGCTGAGCTCTTCTTCTCCTGGGCTTTAATGTATTTGTGGCTCCTGTTAATGCTGAATCAGCAATACTTCTTCCATCCTCACTTAGTCTAGAACTCATTGCGGCAGCCACTGCAGGTTGTGTAAGAACGCCATTTGCGTTTTGGAATCCAGTCATAGAAGCGGCAGCAGCGGCCTCAGACGCACGCACTTCATCAAATGTCTTTAGAATATCATCAACGCCAGTGGGGCCAGACATTTCACGTCTTGCTACAGGGCGTTGCGTTTGTGCAGGGGGCATTTGAGGAGAAGGGGCTGAGGATGAACTAAAAAAACCTCCTGTTGCGCTGGAATTTCCAGGAAATCCTTGGCCTGGAACTTGAGGCATTTGAGGCATTTGAGGCATTTGAGGCATTTGAGGAACGCCCATGGCCATCCCCATGAAATTACCAAATCCTGGCCCAGCTTGTTGAGCAGCCGCCGCCGCCATTTGTCTAGCAAGTTGAGGATTATTCTTCAATACATCATCCATGGAAGGCATCTTGGAGCGAAAGAAACTGTTACTTACATGGCACATAAATCCACTCCCACCAACTGCCATAATCAGCCGCATTTCAGGAGACATCTTACCACGATCCTTGTATTTATCATATAACTCTTCAAAAATCTCATCAAAATCCTCTACATTCTCATGTACACTCTCAGACCATCCTTCCAATTTAATATCAAACGGATCAAAGCGTCCATTTAACCATTCCATACCTGTAATGGCCCCCATCAACATCTGACGCTGAAACTTAATACTTGTCTCTAATTGCCTGGCATCCACAAGACGAAAATATTCCGTCTTAATTTCTTCCAGCGAATTATCCATTGTAAATTTACGAGCAACAGGAAATCCTTTCGCTTCCAGACGCTGTAATTTATTTAAATAATCGCCTTTCTCCTTCTTTTCAACTTCAGGATCTTTTGCAGGGGAAGAAAGTTGAACTCCAGGGCCTGTTGCACTCTGATTATTTCCAAAAAGACCGCCGAACGAATTTGACGATACTCCAACATCAACAGGAGGACCGCCAAATGTATTCATATCAATTGGCTGAACATCGCCAGAATTTAGACTGATTGGCTCTAAAGGCTCTAAAGGGATTGGATTAATGGATGTCTGATTCATATTACTTGAACTTGTGCCAAAAGAAAACATGGAGTCGGATTTTGGAGGTTGTGCCTGTCCTTGTCCTTGTGGTTGGCCGAAATCCATTCTCACAACTCTCGCTGAATTACTCTCTTGACTCGCGCTTACGCCGACTTTGCTGGGATTCATTAACATATTTAAACCGAGGTCATCAGATAAATCACCCAATTCAATAACATCACCGATATCATTCCCGCCTAACCGGAGAGACTCCCCTCCTAGCGCAACACGTTGCATGTCTGAAATAGAGACGCCATTCATCTTCTTCTTCGTTTTGTCTTGGTTTTAGGTTCTTAATGAATACGCATTTGTCGTCCCTTTGGGCCAAAAGGCCAAAGAGCCAAAGGGCCTTTATAAATAATCCATCGCCATTGATAAACAATCGGCCAAATCACTGCGTTTTGCTTGACGTTCAAACCATTTACTATCGCGCCCATCTTCACATGCCATTTTTAAAAGGCCTTTTTCAAATCCTGCAAGAATTCTAGATTCTGTTGCATGTTTGCGATCCGAATATCCCTCATCGCCTTTTGCCGTATCAACACCGGTTGTCTTTTTTGAGGCGTGGACGAGAAGAACTTTCGGTATCGGTTCCAGTATATCACGAAGTGTTGCAAATAACATCATCTGTACGCTTTTCATAACAGGATTTTTCAAGACAGGTTGATTTTCTAGAAGAATTTCGGAACATGTGGAAAATAGGGTCTTATTCTTTATAACAAAAGCGCGTATTCCATCGTGTAAATCTTCCAAGGACACTTTCTTCACTTTCTCGCTCACTTTTGGAAACGTATATTTCGTTTCTAAAAAGACAAGAACGGTATCCTTTTTCTTGAGATTTCCCGTATCTGCACCATGTTTCTTAGCAATCTCCTTTAACACAGTTAACGAAGGAATTTTCTTAAGTAAATTACCACTTATATCGCGTAAGGCGGGTCTTATGGAAGGACAATGTTTTACACAAAATCGTCCATAGGTAGCTTTATGTTTACAATCTTTACAGAGTATATTGGAAGAATCGGCTGTTTCATGAGTGATTAAATTTTCATTTGCCCATCCGACAATATGTATTGTTTCTGCAGCTTTCTCAGCGAGAGCCCAAGCCAAATTCTTAATTCCAATATCGAATGTAAGAACTCTTTTCATTTCTTACTATTCCTATAAATCTTTTATACCTTCCAAATTAGAAACTAACATGGATTCCCTCAATTCATGGAATACATATGCCCTGAATGTAGTGAATACTATTTTAGGAAAACAAACAAAAGAAAAATTCACGGATGCTCCTGCAACAGCAACTGCTTCCAGTGGATATTTAGGTCTTATTTACATCGTTGTATTTTTACTGATATCGTTTTTAGTATGTTATGGATCTGGGCGTACTTCTTGGTGTTATAATGGTAGTATTGGGACATCCTTTCCATTAAAAGTTTTCTTTTTTATCTTATGTTTCTTTTTCCCACATTTTTACTACCCATTTTATGCATTATTCTTAAATCCTCTTTGTGAAAAGACCAAAAATGTAAATCAATATGGAGGATCAAGAAGATAGGCTTATCCCCTCCTTGTATTTCTTCCACCTTCTTCTCTTTGTGTTAAAGAGGGTTGTGCAGGTGTTCCTACTGAAGGATATTTCTCAGAGAATGTCCCAAATAATTCAGGCATAGTATCATTTCTTTCTAGACCAATTCCCTTTGGATGTCCTTGTTTAAAATAACATTGGCCTATATCACAAAACATATTGACTGCTGCCGGCATTACACTAGAAGAATTATACGCTAATCCAGCACCAACAGAATCTGCTTGCCTTTTTCTAGCCTGTGTAATAAGAGATTCGGCATTCTTTTGCATGAATTGGCGAGAAGCATATTGCATACCCGTTGGTATATTAAGTTGGCATTTCGAACGATAATCGGTCACGAGTCGTCCATCATTCATCCGTGCAGCCCATCCAGGATATCTTGTATCTTGTGTTGGTAATGTATTTGTGGGGGTATGTGTGACAAGTGCCGTATTTCTTACGTCAACAATATATGTGGCTGGTTGTTGAAAAAACCAAGGGCTTTGAGGTTTGCGAAATCCATCTAGATCCATCTACAATCAAATATAAAATGTAAACGTCTCATGTGTTTACATTTTATATTTAAAACGGGCATTTACTCTTGAAGATTCACCTCAAA